TGTCGCCCTGGCAGTTGTGGCCATCGGCATCCACTTCAGCTTCCTGCCGCACGAGTCCCTCGGCGTATTGCCGCTGATCGGGCTGGTCGGCAACATCTCGTTCAACAACATCCCGTCCAACCTGCGCGTGCCGTTGTTCTATGCCGAGATGGACAACTCGCAGGCGGGCTACTTCAGCCAGAGCCTGCGTACTCTTATCATCGGGCAAAAGCTGGCCGCCGGATCTGCCGTCGCCAATGTGCCCATCCTGGTGAGTAAAACCGATTCCGCCAAAACGCAGTTCGGCATCGGCTCCATGCTTGCCCGCATGCACGAGCTATACCGCGCCAACGACACCATCGGCGAAGTCTGGTGCCTGCCGTTGGACGATAATGGTGCGGGTGCGGTAGCTACCGGCACGCTCACCATCACCGGGCCCGCAACTGGCAACGGCACCATCAACCTCTACATCGGCGCGCAGCGCGTACAGGTAGCGGTTGCCTCGGGTGATGCCAACACCGCCATTGCCACTGCCATCAACACCGCGATCAATGCCGACACCACCCTGCCGGTAACCTCTACGGTACTGACCGGCGTCGTCACCGTCACCGCGCGCCACAAAGGCACGCTGGGCAATGCGATCAAGTTGCAGGCCAACTATCGCGGCCTGGCTGGTGGCGAAAGCCTGCCCGCAGGCGTGGGCGTTACCGTTGTCGCCATGACCGGCGGCACTACCGACCCGGTGCTGACTACCGCACTGGCCGCCATGGGTGATGACGAATACGACTTCATCATCATGCCGTATGCCGACGCCACCTCGTTGGATGCGCTCAAGACGCTGATGAACGACACCACCGGGCGCTGGGCATACAACAAGCAGATCTATGGCCACGTCTACACCGCCAAGGCCGAGACCTTCGCCAACCTGGTGACGCTGGGCACCGGCCGCAATGACCAACACGCCAGCATCGCAGGCTACGAGACCGCAGTGCCGAATACGCCCTGGGATTACGCCGCCGCCTTCGGTGCCCGCAATGCCGTGTACATCTCGGTAGATCCCGCGCGCCCCACGCAAACCGGCGAACTCATCGGCATCTTGCCCGCACCGGCTGGCAGCCGCTTCCTGCTCACCGAGCGGCAAAGCCTGCTGAATTACGGCATCGCCACCAGCTACATCGGCGGCGGCGCAGTACGCATCGAGCGCGCGATCACAACGTATCAAAAGAACGCCTTCAGCCAGACCGACCCCTCGTACCTGGACAGCGAAACCCTGCATACCCTGGCGTACATCATCCGCCGCCTGCGCAACATCATCACCACCAAGTACCCGCGCCACAAACTGGGCAACGACGGCACCCGCTTCGGCGCCGGACAGGCCATCGTCACACCCAAGGTTATCCGCGGCGAGATTCTGGCCGAGTATGCGCAACTGGAAGAAATGGGCATCTGCGAAAACGCCAAAGCCTTCGCCGAGCACCTCATCGTCGAACGCAATGCCAACGACCCGAACCGCCTCGACGTGCTGCTGCCGCCCGATCTGGTCAACCAGCTCCGCGTCTTCGCAGTGTTGGCGCAATTCCGCCTGCAGTACTGATCAACCTGACTTCTCCCCTCTCCCGCAAGCGGGAGAGGGGTTGGGGGTGAGGGTTTAACTATTTAGGAGAACACCATGGCAAGAGCACCAAGAGTTGCAGGCATCTGCTACTTCAAGATCGACGGAGAGCAGTTGGAAGCCAAGGGCGGCATCGAATGCCCCATCACCACCACCAAGCGCGAGACCGTCGAAGGTCTCACCGGCGTGGCTGGTTACAAAGAAACCGCCCGCACCCCGTACATTAAGGGCAATTTCGTCTTCGGCCCGGACTTCCCGCTGGGCAAGCTGGAATCCGGTACCGACATGACCATCACTGCCGAACTGGCCAACGGAAAGACCTACGTCCTGTCCGGCGCCTATCTAGTGGGCGATCCGGCTGCCAAGGGTGACGAAGGCGAAGTCGAGCTGGAGTTCAACGGTGTCAAGGGGCTGTGGCAATGAAAATTAAATTCTCAAATCCCATCATGGCGCACGGTGAAGAAGTGCTGGAGATTGAACTGCGCGAGCCGACGGGAAAGGACGTGATGGAGCTGGGCTTTCCGTACCTGATCATCGTCAGCGATGGAGAAGATCAGGCAATTGAAGTGCGGCCCAAGGTCGTTGGTAAATATGTGGCCAGGCTGGGCGGTATCCCGCCATCTTCGCTTGACAAAGTTTGTCCACAAGACTTCTCCATGCTGATGGGTGTAGTGCTGGGTTTTTTCGGGAAAGAAGTGGAAACGCCGAAAGTTTGATTGAGCGAATGTTCGAGGTTGCGTATTTTTGGAGACTCGATCCCGCAACAGTTATGGCGTTATCACTTAGGCAGTTTGAACTATACGAACAGCAAGCAATGCGGCTGGCTGAACAACTGAGGGACGGAGATGGCTGATAAATTTCAACTGAAGGCAATCATCAGTGCGGTCGACAAGATTTCACCTGTCCTAAAAGGTGTTCAGCGCTCCGCCAAGATGACCAATAAAGTGCTGCGCGATATTGGCGGGGCTGGCAGCAAGCTGATGGGTAGCCTTGGCCTGCCTGCCGGGATCGCATTTGGCTCAATCGTCTACGGGGCGACGCGCGCCGCCTCCGCTGCCATGCAGTTTGCAGGCAGCATTCAGGACTCTGCCGAACGCACCGGTGCTGGAATAACCGAGTACCAAACGCTCGTTAATATTTTGGAATCGGTCGGCGGCAGTGCCGAGGATGCCGAAATGGCGTTCACTAATTTCAACAAGGGAATTAGTGAGGCCGCCTCGGGCGGAAATGTCCAGTTCGCCGGGCTACTGAACAAACTCAAGATCCCGTTGCGGGATGCGCAAGGCAACGTGCGTAGCCTCACCGACATGATGCCGGAGCTGGCCGACGCCTTCGAGAAAAACACCAACCCGGCATTGCGTACCCGCATGGCATTCGAGCTATGGGGCAAGGCTGGCAAGAAGATGATCCCGATCATGGCGCAAGGCAAAGCAGCCTATGCTGCCTATGCAGCCGAGCAAGAGCGCCTGGGCATGGTATTGGGTAAAGGTTCTGTTGGCGCTCTGGACGACATGGGCGACTCTATTGGAATGCTCGGCAAGCAGACTAAAGTGCTGCTTTCTGAAAGTCTTGCGCGGTTGGTTCCAGTGTTGCTGCCAATCATCAAACAAATGCAAGAGTGGTTGGCTACCAATAAGGACATGATTAGTAGCGCCATCACTAATGTGTTGACCGATATCGCCACCGCGCTGCGTGATGTGGATTGGAAAGAATTTTTCAAAGGGATTAAAGACGCAATAGTTGGAATCGGAGATTTTATTACCGCAATGGGTGGTATGAAAAATATACTCATCGCAATCGGCGTATTGATGCTGGCCGGTCCCGTATCAGCAATCTTCACTATGATTGGCTCTATCGGTCGGCTGGGTATGGTGCTGTTCAGTGTTGTCGGTGGTTTCGGTGGAGTAGGTAGCGCGTTGCTCTTTTTGGGAAAAATATTTGTCGCCGTCGGTCGTATGTTCCTGCTTAATCCAATTGGTATTGCGGTTACCGCGATAGCGACGGCGGCGTACTTGGTCTATAAAAACTGGGACAGCATCAAGGAATGGTTTACCGGATTTTTTACATGGATCACCGATAAGGTTGGAAAGGTTGCAGAGTGGTTTAAGGGATTGATGCCTGACTGGGCAAAAAACCTGCTGAGCGGAAATGTATCGGTAACCTCATCGCAATCAACGTCTCCGCTGTTGCAATCTGGCGCACTGTCGCTGGCCAGCGGCCGTCAACAATTCAGCGGCGAAATGCGCATGGTCTTTGAAAATGCGCCGGCTGGTTTCCGTGTAGGTGAGGCCAAGACAAATACGCCGGGGTTAGATTTCAACCCGGATGTGGGTATGCGTAGTTTGAGCTACGGGCTGTAATCATGGGCTGGAAAGAAAAACTACAACCGGCCAGTTTCCGGGGCGTTCCCTTTGGTGTTGAAACGGGTGACCTCACCGTAGGTCGCCGCGGTCAAACGCACGAGTATCCCGGCCGGGATATTCCCTACACCGAGGATCTCGGACGCGCTGCCCGCAAGGTAAGTATCGAAGCCTTCCTGGTCGGCGACGACTACATGGAGCGCCGCGACAAACTGCTGGCCGCGCTGGAGCGGGGCGGTTCTGGCGAGCTGGTGCATCCGTGGCATGGTCGCATGAAGATGGACGTGGACGGCGAATGCCGCGTCCGCCATGGTGTTAAAGAGGGCCGCTACTGCACTATCACCATCGGCTTCATCGAATCGGGCGAGCTGGTATCTCCCTCCGCCACCGATGCGCCGTCCACACAAACGCTGATCTCTGCCGACGCCGCGCGGGTTGTCGCCCTGACAGAATTCAGCAGCCTGTTCAAGGTGGACGGCCTGCCGTCGTTCGTGCTGGATGATGCCTTCAAGTCGGTAACCGGAACCATGAACGCGCTGGAAAACGGCATGCGCAACCTGGGTGTGATCAACGATCTGGCGCTGGCCGCGCTGCATGGCGATCTGCACAAGCTGCTGCCGAACTCGTACTCGCTGGCTAACCGCGTGTTCAGCCTGTTCAACAAGTCCAGCAGCATCGTATCCGGCAAGAGCACGCAATCGGGCAACTGGAACAACTACCCGTGGAATGCGGACACGGTCAATTTTTACAACACACTCACCGTCACCAACGCCACAGCATCATTTGCCAGCGTTGCCGCCAGCACAGCAACCAGCCCCTCCGAGCAGCAAAGCGATGCGAACAAGGCTGCCGTCTCGGTGCTGGTCACCGGCGCGCTGCTGGTGCAGGCGGCTGGCATGACAGCCAGCATCAACCTGTCGGTGTATGACGATGCCGCGCAACTGCGCAAACAATTATTGCGCGCGCTGGATGCCTATTGCATGCGTCTGCAATCGGATGAGTCCTTTGCCGCCTTCAGCGATCTGCGCAGCAAGGTCAATCTGGCGATCACCAGCCAGATGCGCAACGCCGCGCGGCTGCGCGAATACACGCCCAAAGAGACATTGCCCGCCCTGGTGCTGGCGTATGAGCTTTATGAGCAGCCGGACCGCGATGCCGAGATCATCGCGCGCAACAAGATCCGGCATCCCGGCTTTGTGCCGGCCAACCCGATCCGTGTGCTGACGGCATGAGCGACAACAGGGACGAAGTCCTGCTGCTGGTCAACGGCACCGAATACGCCGGCTGGAAAGAAGTCGAGATCGTGGCAGGCATTGAGCGTGTTGCCCGCGAATTTACACTGAGCGTCACCAGCAAATGGCCGGGCGCTACCGATATCCCGCGCCGTATCAGCCAGGGCGACAAGTGCGAAGTCTTTATCGGCCCCGATCTGCTGCTCACCGGCCATGTGGATGCCACGCCGATCCGCTATGACGCACGCAATATCAGCGTCGGTGTAAAGGGGCGCAGCTTGACTGCCGACCTGGTAGACAGCTCGGCTGTTTATAAAACCGGGCAGTGGAAAAACGCCAAGATCGAGAAGATCGCGGCAGATCTGGCGGGTAAGTTTGGCATTGAGATTGTTGTTGAGGCGGCAACTGGCGATCCGTTGATTGCGCATGCTATCAACCCTGGCGAGTCGGCATTTGAATGTTTCGACCGGCTGCTGACGGCAAATCAAATGCTGGCAACTGATGATGCAAAAGGCCGTGTGGTATTCATTCGCACCGGCTCGGGCGGCGCGGCAAGCACGGCGCTGGAATATGGCAAAAACATCCTGTCCGCGGACTCGTCGCTGGATGGCAAAGACGTATTCGCCGAGTACATCGTCAACGGGCAGCGTGCCGGTACCAACACCGACAATAGCGAGCCCGCCTGCAGCGCACACGCTACGGTTAAAAACAGCTCCATCAAGCGCTACCGTCCGCTGATGATCAGCCAGTCCGGTCAGGTCACCACCAAGATGTGCAGCAGCCGAGCGTATTTTGAAATGATGCACCGGGCAGCCAAGGCGCTGGAGACGGATTACACCGTGCAGGGCTGGCGGCAGGGCGATGGCTCGCTGTGGCTACCCAACCAGACCGTGCGGGTGACAGATCCGGTGATCGGCCTCAATGGGGAGTTTTTGATTGTGGAAGTAGCGTATCGCAAGGGAGATAGCGGCACTACTACGACGCTCAAGGTCGGCCTGGAGTCCGGCTATATCCCCGCGCCCGAGGTTTCCAAAACCAAGAACAATGTGTGGAAAGACGCGAGGTCGGCCAAATGAGCGAACGACTGATCGCCCGTATGCTGGCGCCGCTGGCCCGCGCTATCGGCAGCATGATGGCGCGCGGCACGGTGGTGCTGGCTACGGCAACCTCCAAGATGCAGACCTTGCAGATCAAGCTGCTGTCGGGCGAGGTGCAGGACGATGTCGAGCACATCGAGCCGTATGGGTTCACCGCCCACCCGCACGCGGGGGCAGAGCATGTCACCCTATTCTTTGGCGGTAACCGTTCCCATGGCGTCACCATTATGGTGGCGGACCGGCGCTATCGTTTGCAGGGGTTGGCAGAGGGGGAAGTGGCACTGTCTGACGATCTTGGCCAGAAGATACACCTGACGCGCAATGGCATCGTGATTGATGGCGCGGGGCTGACGATGACGATCCAGAACATCGACGATCTGAATGTGACAGCAGCGGGAGCTGTAAACGTCACCGCTGGAGGAAAAGCCACGGTAACAGCAGACACAATCGAATTAACCGACGGCAGCGCGGTGAAGGGTGTGGTGCAGGGTGACTGCATCTGTCCATTCACCAACGCGCCGCACATGATGGTCTCGGCAAAAGTCAAAGGGAGTATGTAAATGGCAATCACAGGGGCAGGGCTCGCAGCAGCTAGGGCGGCAGCACGCCCAGCGCCGGTGCAGACATCCGACCCGGCGGCGGCGGCAACGGCAGCACAGGCCTATCTGCTAGCAGATAGCACAGCTATCGTAGATTACTTCAAGGCCAATACGGTGGTGACTACCAACGATGTCCAGGGCGGCAGCAATACCGGAACAATCGCATGAATGAAAATCTGATTGTATCTATGAATGGCGTGATCATTCCCGCCTCATCGGTCACCAGCGACCTGCTGCGCTCGGTCATCATCAGCCTCTTCACCTGGCGCCGCGCCAATGCGGATGACGCAACTGAGGGCCAGAAGATGGGCTGGTGGGCAGATGCCTATGCACGTACGCCTGGCGACAAGATCGGCTCGCGTCTGTGGTTGTTGGCCCGCGCCAAACTAACCAATGACACCCTCAACCGCGCCCGCGAGTATGCGCAGGAAGCGCTGCAATGGATGCAGGATGACGGTGTTGTGCTGCGTGCCGATGTCGTTACCGAGCGGATGGGGCTGGATGCGCTGGCTATGTCGGTGACGCTCCATCAGAACGATGGCAGCCTGCTCGCAGTTCGCTTTAATAATTTATGGGGAGCTTTGAATGTTTAGTCGGCCATCACTGCAAACGCTGATCAACCGTGCACGGGCGGACGTGCAGTCGCGCCTCACGGTAGAAGAGCTGCTGCGTCGCAACGACCCCGATGTGCTGGCCGTTGTGATGGCAGCAACTGCGCATGGCCTGTATGGCTATCTGGATTGGCAATCCCGGCAGTTGCTGCCCGATACCGCAGATACTGAGATTCTGGACCGCTTTGCCTCGTTGTGGCTGGATCAGGCCAGAAAACCAGCAACAGCCGCCATCGGCGATCTCGCACTGACCGGCATAGATGGTAGCGTCGTGCCGACAGGTACCACCCTGGTGCGGTCCAGTGGGCTGGAATACGTCACGACTGCCGATGCAACGATCAGTGCCGGTGTTGCCAACGTCGCTGTGCAGGCCAGCACCACGGGCGCAGAAACAGCTGCGCCCGCCGGTGAGACGCTGACATTCGTGTCGCCCATCGTTGGAGTCAATTCAACGGCAACAGTGACATCGCTGGGGCTGACTGATGCATCTGACATCGAGGATGACAGCGCGCTGCGTGCGCGCATCCTGGCGCGCATCAAGGAGCCTCCACACGGTGGATCTGCTGCGGACTATGAGGCGTGGGCGCTGGAAGTTGCTGGTGTTACCCGCGCCTGGGTGTATCCGCTGGAGCTGGGGCCGGGCACGGTAACTGTACGTTTTGTGCGCGATGATGATGCCAGCCTGATCCCGGACGTGACCGAGGTAGCGGCTGTGCAGGATTACATCGATGCGCGGCGTCCGGTCACCGCCCAGGTAACGGTGGTGGCGCCGGTAGCGGTCCCGCTGAATTTCACCATCTTCGTCACTCCAAACACTGCCGACGTCAAAGCGGCTGTCACTGCAGAGCTGACGGATCTGCTGCGTCGCGAATCTATACCGGGCGGGACGATCCTGTTGTCGCATATCCGCGAGGCGATCAGCATCGCCACCGGAGAGACCAACCATACGATCTCGGTACCGGCGGCTGACGTGACGCACACCACCGGGCAGATTGCCACGATGGGGACGATCACATGGGCATGAGTCGTGATGCCTATCTGAGCCAGCTGCAGATGCTGCTGCCGCCCGGTGCGGCGTGGTCTCAGGATCAAGATGCGCTGTTGACGCGATTGCTGGACGGATTGGCTGAAGAGTTCGCGCGCATCGATGGGCGCGCTGCCCAGCTTATCGATGAATGTGACCCGTGTACCACAAGCGAGATGATTGCTGATTGGGAGTCTGTCGCAGGCCTATCTGCAACCTCATCCATTGATGGGAGTGCGCTCAGCATAGATCAGCGTCAATCTAATCTGGTCTCGCGTATCACCGAGCGGGGAGGACAGTCACCGGCATATTTTATTGGTCTGGCCCTGCGCCTGGGATTCGTTGTAACCATTACCGAGTTCAAAGAATGGAGCGTGCTGGACGATACAGAGGCTTCCTTGAATGGAGTTGAGTGGAACTTCGCCTGGCACATCAATGCGCCACTGGTAACGGACAGCGAGTGGACTGTTGAGAGCGATACGGAAATTCCATTTGCTGTAGTTTGGGTTAACGCACTGATGGAATCGGTTTTGCATGCAGATAAGCCGGCACAGAGTGTGCTGCTGTTTAGATATTCTTAAAGGAGACATAAGGTATGGACAATAGACAATGGTCATCTGGCGCATCCGGAACGCCGCCAACACCGCCAGCATCGCCCTCGGTTGGATATCCAACACCGGGTAATCCATCGTTAGGTATTCAATCGACAAAGGGCGGCGCATATTGGTTCCATCAGTTGGGTGAGGAATTACGGGTGATTCTGACTGCAGCGGGAATTACTCCGGATGCGGCTGTACTGACCCAGTTACTGACTGCATTGCGATCTGCGGGTGTGTTCACGACCCCTGCCCAGTTAGACAACACGACTAAAGCGGCTACGACGGAGTTTGTGCGTAATGTCATCAGCAGCCAATATTTGGGATATAAAAACCGCGCCATCAATGGCGGGTTTAACATCGCATCCCGAAATGCGACTGCGATTATTGCAAACACAGACCAACGGCTCCCAGCAGATATGTGGCTTGGGAAAATATCTTGCACATCAATTTCAGCAGGGAATTGGTCGACTGCAGGCGCAGGTTCTGGTCAGCGCGGTATATATGCTCAGAGCGTTTCAGGAGTGGCGGTCAATTCTGTCATTTTTGAGCATCGAATCGAATCGTCAAATATTGCAGACACATATGGCGGAAAATTAACCGTGCAGTGCGATGCTTTTCACGATACCGGATTGGCGGCTGTGGTGACATTCCGATTGTATATTCCAACCACGACCGTTGATGTGTTTTCTGCGCTTACATTGAGCGCTACTGGCAGTGCTAACGCAATCGTGAGTGGGGCTTTAACAGCGGTCTCTGAAACATTCGATTTGACCGGCATTGATGTAACGCTGGGCTTACAGGTTACGGCAACTATCAGTCATGCCGCATCGACGATTGTCACCAAGAGCTATGCAATTCGGAAATTCCAGATTGCCGCGCTTCCATTTGTCACACCATTCGAGCAAAGGCCAGTTCAGCTTGAAAATAGCTTATGCCGTTACTACGTGCGAAGACTGAAGAATATGTCAATTCCGAAGGCTTATATCAACGGAACCACTGACATCAGGTTTGCATCGAGCGAACTATTTAACGATATGCGAACAATTCCATCGCTTGCGGCATACGGAGCGGAAGGCGTTAGCTGGTCAGTCCTGAGTGGCGCAACCGGCGTAGCTCAAATTGGATTTACCTTTGGCATGGACGGCGGAGGGAATCTAGACGGCTCAAAAGCGGCGCATGGTCTTACAGATGCGGTTCTAACAATCACTGACAACGTTGTTGTTTCATCGGAGATATAAGCATGACCTACAAACTGACAACACTTGGTTCAGTAATTCGCAAAGATGATGGAGCCTATATTCCGGAAGACCCCGCAAATGCGGACTACCAACACTATCTGGACTTCGTCGCCGCTGGTGGCGTGGCTGAACCCGCTGACGCTATTGATACCGCCTCTGAGAAAGACGCCATTCTCAAGCAAATGCGCTCCCTGCGCGCTGATGTGCTTAACGCGCTGGCAGGCATCGCAGGCCGCGCGCAACGTGCTGGCGATACAGCCACGGCCTCCGCCTGTGACACCGCCGCCGCCACCTTACTGGACATCACCAACAACAAGAAGGTGATAGCTGCCAAGGATGGTGCAACTACCACAGCCGCTGTGCTGGGCTGTTACAAGGCCGCTGCCCTGGCGCTGGCTGCTGCCTCGCCGTCTTCCATCAACGCTTTTGACGCACTGGAGCTGACACTATGAACTATCTGACCATCTTGCTGGACTGGCTGCCGCTGGTAGGCATGATCTTCCTGTGGTGGGTTGGCGTCAGCCTGGCGCTGATGTACCTGACGTTCGTCCACTTTGGCGCGGTGATGAGGGCGCGTGAGTTGCGCGATGCTCGCACGATGACCTGGCAAAAAGACAAGATGCTGTGGTTGTGGTGCATGGCTGTGCTGGTGATTGGCCTTGTGCTGGATCTGCTGACCAACATCATCGTGGCCACGGTCGTGATGCTTGAGCCGCCCAAGGAACTGCTGACAACCTATAGGTTAATTCGCTGGAACCATACGACCAGCACCAGCTGGTGGACGCGCAACATGCGCAAGCCATTTGTCGATCTGGGCAAGTCGCTCCTGGACAAGATGGACACGGACGGGCAGCACATCAAGTAACTCGCCATCATTGGCAGATCAATCAGGCACCTTCGGGTGCCTTTTTTTATGGGGAAAACAATGCCGGAAAAAGACCCGACGAACTGGGGATTGTCCATCTGGTTGCTCGCGCTGGGAATGTCTTGTGCTGGCGGCCTGGTGAATTGGTATGCGCGGGTGAAGCGAGGCTATACGCGCGCTTTCAATGTTGTCGAGTTGGTCGGCGAGATCTTCACCAGTGCGGTCGTCGGCGTTGGCGTCTTCATGGCGGCCCAGGCATTGGAGCAGCCTATGGGGCTTTGCGCAGCTTTGGCCGGGGTTGGTGGGCATATGGCAACCCGGCTCTTATTCGCGATTGAGAAGTGGATTGAAGGCTACTTCAAAAAAACCGGAAAGGAAAAATCATGAGAACAGCGGTGATGAAGACGAAACCCTCTACCGATGATGGCACGTTTGGTCTGATCGTCCTTGATGATGGTCTGTCATTTGCGACGGGCGAACTGCCGTGGAAAAACAACGACCACGGCAAGAGCTGCATACCGGCTGGGACATACCGTTGCCACTGGATTCGCTCACCCAAACATGGCTGGTGCTACCAAGTGATGGATGTGCCGGGTAGGGACATGATCGAGATCCATTCTGCCAACTTTATGGGCGATGTTGATCAGGGGAAGGTGTCCCAGCTGCTGGGATGCATCGCGCTCGGGCTATCGATTGGAGAGTTGACGCCAAGCCCTAATCAAGAAGCGCAGACGGCTGTGCTGCATAGCAAGGATGCCATTGCAACGTTCGACGATGCGCTGCAAACGCGTGATTTCATGCTGACGATAGAAAGGGAGTAGGCAAATGCAAAGACTGCAAGCAGTAATCGGCTACATCGTTGACCGACTGGGTGAGGCTTCTACCTGGCAGGGCTTGGGCTTCTTCGCCGCGCTGGTTGGCGCGAAGTGGGGCGCAGAACTCGACTGGGGCGCAGCAGCTGCCGCCGGTGGTGTGGTGAGCGGCCTACTCAAGGCGGTATTCCCCGACAAGCTGAAATAGTCCGGACATGGGCTGGGAATGGCTAGTTGAGCATTGGAAGCCCGTCTCGACGTTAATCCTTGGAATAGTCGGGCTCGGTCTATGTTTTCTCGCATTGGTGACGCTATGAACGAAACAATCAAACGATATGGCAGCCTGCTGATCGGGCTGGTGGTATTAGCTTTAGCCTGGAACTACTTCAGAGCCAAGCCTGCACCTATTGGCTCGGTTGTGATTGCAACACCCGCTCCGGAGCTGAAGAACGCGCCCAAGCAAAATATCACGCCGCCCAAGGTATCGGCCTATACGCCGCCAGCGAAGAAGAAGTTGGATCTGCCGGCAGACGTCCAGGACGACCCGAACAAGTACGTGTTGGGCTCGGCCAAGCTGCCGGCAGACACCCACCCGCACACCGTCACCACAGTGATCGATGCCAAGACCGGGGAAGTGCAGACGTATGACCGCCGCGATCCGCTGCCCTGGCTGGCGGCCGAACAGACCAGCGAGATCCGGATCGACTACGGCTACAAGACCGGCCTGGTGAAAGTAGGGCGGCTCAGCCTGCGCGAGGATCTGCTGCAGGTGAAGGCGCTGCATGCTGGCGTCAATGTGGCGATCGACACCGATGCGGCGTGGTTTGTTGGGGCTGGGGTGGGGTATAGGTGGTAAGCCCGGCGGGTTGTTTTAAGATAGAATAAAGCCTGTGGGGGAAATTGTGCCGTGACTAGCTTTCAATCGCACGTTTTGGCACGTCTTTTCACCACAACAGGCGGGGTGATGTATCTGATTCTAAGCGGCTTTTTTACGCGGTTTTAGGATTGTGATTCCAGTTGTCGACGGTTCGAGCCCGTTCAGCCACCCCAATTTGTTAGCCTCTTCGCGGTAGTCCTCACTAACATTATCTTTGCTGTAGGGTAAAACGTGAGGGGGTGTGGGTGAAATCGTGAGGGATGCATTCTCGGCATACCCTGCGATGTAGCCTGGTGCCAAGTGCGCATATCTCAGTACCATCGTCATATCTGCCCATCCTCCCAGCTGTCTTAATACTTCAAGCGGTGTGCCGCCCATTACATGCCAGCTCGCCCAGGTGTGGCGCAGATCGTGAAAAGTAAACCCGGCATCGATGCTGGCGCGTTCAAGTGCACTCACCCATGCCTTCGTCGTTGTTCTAATCACCGGTTGTTTTCGGAAGGTGAAGACGTAGCGCGCATCACGGCAAGGCTTCCCGTTCTTGTCTTTCTGTTCATATCTCTCCTTGAGTACAGCCAGTGCGTCCGCATTCAGCGGCACAGGTATAGCCTTCTCTGCCTTTGCCTCGTCTGCCCATACCCATGCAACTTTACGATCCGTGTCGATGTTGTGCCATGTCAAGCCGGTGACGTTGGCGCGGCGTAGGCCTGTGGCTAGTGCAAAGCGCGTCATTGCTGCGAGGTGTTCTGGGAGTTCGGCGATCAGCAGTTTGGCCTCAGTGCGAGTGATCCAGCGGAAGCGATCTTTGGGCTCTGCTAGATATGGAATCTTGGGTACGGCGGCAAGTTTGCTTTTGGCATGCGCGTAGTTGAGCACTGCCGAGATGATGGCGAGGAAGCGGTTCGCAGTCGCCGACGCGCGGGAGATCAGCAATTCCTTGCGGATCTCCAGCATGACTTCGGTGCTGATGGTGGTGATGGGTTTTCCGGTCAACCGTTCAGTGAGCCATATCAGTCGCACGCGGTCTGTCTCGAAGCTGGCCTTGTGGATTGCGTGTTCGTCCACCCACTCAAGGGTAGCTTCATCCCAAGTTGCTACACGGACATCGCCGAGCTTGCTTTCCCGCCAAAGTTCAGCACGACGGCGGTCGTGGTATTCCTGCGCGGCTTGGCGGTCGGACGTGCCAGTCGTTTCTCTAATTGGTTTGCTGCTGAGTTCTTTGATCGTCCATTCGCACCAGTAGATGCGCCCACGCTTGTAGAGCGACATACCTCTTCTCCCTTTTCTTGTTTTGGCGCGCGGTATTGTGCGCGTAGCCAGTCTGCAAGGTCAACTTCCAGAAATACCCAGCATTTTCCGGGCTTCGCGCCTGGCACCTCTCCTGCGCGTGCCTTTGCTTCCAGTGTGTGTGGATGTAAATGCAGGAAGGCGGCGGCTTCTTTGAGGTCAAGGGTTTTCATCTTGTCGCCCCTGTGTGTGCCAGCATCGCCCTATACGACCTCAGCGCTTCACTCCGATCGCGCACGCCAGATTCATGTTGGCGCAGGCGCTGGTGGTAGCGGGCGCGGATATACCGCCCCATGCTGATATGGTTCTGCCAAACGATTGAGCCCAAGAATGGAATACCTGCGCTGGCCGGTGCCAGACGGATCTTGTGCGGGTGGATGGTCAGGCCTTCGCTGGCCAGCTTGGTAGTGATCGCGGCGCAAACCTCTTGCAGCTGCTCACGCGACTCGCCAAGAATCGCCATATCGTCCACGTAGCGGACGTAGCGTTTCACGCGCAGGGTTTCCTTGATCCAGTGGTCGAAGTCATTCAGGAAGATGTTGGCGAAGAGTTGTGATGTCAGGTTGCCGATGGGCATGCCTTTGGCTGTGGTCTGCCGATATAGCGTGTCGGGCCCGAATAAGTGGTCGTAGCTGCCGTCGGTCTGGAATGAATCGACCAGGCTGATCAGTAGGACGCGCAGCTCGTGATCGCCGATGTGTTGCAAGATGCGTTCCTTAAGTAGCGCATGATTGACCGAGTAGAAATACTTGCTGATGTCGAGCTGAAGCACCCATGTGGCGCGCTCGCTGCGGGCGAACTGTGCCAGGCGATTGATTGCTGCAAGGGTGCCGCGTCCGGGTAGGTTGCCGAAGGTGTCAAGGATGAATCGTGGCTGCCAGATCGGCAGCAGGTACTGGTAGAGCATCCAATGAACGATGCGGTCTTTCATGGGCGCGTCGACTACGTCGCGGAATTTCTTCTCGCGTACGGTGAAGGTCTTGTAGGGGCCGAAGGTGTATTGCCGGTCGCGTAGGCGCTTCTGGATGGTGATCAGGTGGCCCAGCGGGTCTTCGCCAAAGCGCTGGATGCGCAGGCGTCCGCCCTTGTTGCTGCGAGCGTGTTCCCAGCAGTTCCATAGATTGTCGAGGGTGGTGAGGCGATAGAATTCTGCACCGCATTCCACCGCGCAACCCGTAGGCAGCGCGGCGGTTTCCGGTTGGGCGTGTTGCCGTGCTTTTGGTGCTTGCGCACCAGGAGACTCTCGACCAAGAGTGAGCCTTCCGTGGGCATGCCCAGCGTCTAGGTGTTTATTTCTTGGGTCAGCGGAAGCCGACATTGTCGTTCTCGTTGTCATGCCAGTCGTTGTTGAGGTAGAAGACGCCCGCATTCGACTCGGAATACCAGTAGCCGCCTCGGATGAGCGCATTGCCGGATTTTCAGAGAATCCCCTTCGTTGGGTCATGGCTGCGATCCTTGTGCGCGAATGAGGCCGCCAACAAGTTTGCCAAGCTCAACGGCTAAACCGGCTCGGTGCTCGAAAGAGAGCTTGAGTCCGTTTAGCCGTGGGGCCTGTGCGAGGTAGTGCTTGAGCATGTCCACGTCGGCAGAAATGGACTTGAGCAGCTGGGGCTTGTTGTCTTCCAGCCCGTAGGCCATGACGCTGCGCAGGATGCGGCCCATGCAGGTGCGCAGGTTTTCGCCATAAGTGGTGCGTAGATCGCGCGGCATCTTGAGGATGTCCTGAAGCAGTTGCAGGTCCAGTTCTTTGGCTTTTGTCTTGAGTTGGAAGCTGGTGTTGTCTGGATTGGTTAGTAGCTGCTGGGCGGCGGCTTTGTTCACTTCTCCGCGCTGCTTGAGTTCATCGATCACGTCTGTGATGACGTTGGGCGATATGGATTCCAGCACGTGAGTGTTGCCGGTGGGTTGTGCAGACGTATAGATTGTGCGACCGCTGGCCAAAGTGCCCAGTGCGACCACGTAGGGAATGCCGAACTCTTCTACGACAGTCCAAAGGCGGCGCTTGAAGTTGCCGAGTGGAAATCCGACGCGAAGATGCGGCTCGGAGGTGGCGCCGATCAGCTTGAGTTTGTAACTCTTGAGGATCGATAGCGCGTAGGCGGTGCGGTCGAAGCCGTGCAGGAAGTTTCCAGACTGCACCAGGATGAGGTGACCTGGGTGCTGTGCTTCCAGCTTCTGTGCGATGGCCGCGACCGGATCTGCCTCGCCTAGCCCGACCTCGATACCTTTGAAGGTACGGAGATTATGCAGGTCCAGTTCTTCGGCTGTGGGTTTTGGTGTTTCGCTCATGTTCGTCCTATTAGTGGATGGGGTCACGGCTGCGCCGCGACCCGTGACCTGTGATCAGAGACCCTTGGTGCAGCGGAAGCCGACACGGTCGACCTCGTAGTCATGCCAGACGTCGAGGCAGAAGACGCCCGCACGCGACTCGGAATACCAGTAGCCGCCTCGGATGAGCGCATCGCCGGACCAATCACGCGCTCCGTCTGGACGGTAGCCCATGCCTTTCTCGCGCGACGGGAAGGGTGCTGTAGTCAGCGAGATTGAATCGGCGGCGATCTTGCTGTTCTTGCCATCGATGTCACCTTGCACGTTGTCGAATACCCAGGTGTAGGCATTTCCCGCAAAGTCATAGATGCGTTCGCCGTTGCTGAGTTGATGCCAGCGGCGCTCGGATTCTTCCGGCTCGAATGTGGCTGCCTGCGCTTCGCTGACGTTGCCAAGATGGATGCCTTGATAGATCGATCCGGAGCCGACTTTGCCGCCGGTCCAGTTGATATCCTGCTGGCTGATATCCCAAGCGATAGCCAATGCTTGGGATTCCAGGATGAGCGTTGCGCCGGAGAGCAGGCAGGCCTTGCGTGCGTCGTCGTAGTTGATCTCAACCCACAGCTTGCCATCTTCTGTCGATACGGCGAATCCGCCAGCTGCGCGCGATGACAAGTACTTCGCGGCGCGGAATGATTCGACGACGGTGCCATCAGGAAGGGTCACTTGCGGCACGGTGATGTAGATGCTGGCTGCCGATAACTTCTCGGCGATCATGGCGCGCAGATCGGCGGCAAGGGCGGGGTATTCATCATTGCAGGCGTCTGCGTAGGTGGCGAGTGCGGGAATGGAGTGTTTGTCCGTGGTGAGATTTAGGACGAAGTACTTGTCGCCTTCATGCTTTCCGCCGGGCGCATCTTTGCCGTCGGTGCGGGTGATTTTGAATTTCTCGTAGAGGCCGAGTTCTTTCTGATTGATCGCGTTCATATGTTGCTCCTGTATTGTGGTTTGAATGAGGGGCCACGGCTACGCCGCGACCCGTGACCTGGGATCAGAGGCCAATTGGCTTGGTGCAGCGGAAGCCGACAAGGTCGAGCTCGCGGTCACGCCAGCCGATGTTGAGGTAGAAGACGCCCGCAGACGACTCGGAATACCAGCAGCCGCCTCGGACGAGCGCAAGGCCGGACCAATCGCGGCGACCGTCCGGACGCCAGCCGATACCATTTTCTTGCGATGGAAAGGGCGCTTGCAGTGACATGGAGTCGGCTTCGATGATGCCGGTGAGCCCGCCGGAATCACCCCGCACGTTGTCGAAGATCCACGAAAATGCGTTGCCGTTGATATCGCAGATGCGCTCGCCATTACTGAGCGTGAGCCAGCGCCGTTCCTTGGGGTCGGTTGGTTCGTAGGTGCCGGACTGGGCGCTGCTAACGTTGCCCTTGCGCAGGCCACGGAACAGCTTGCCTTCCCCGACCTTGCCCTTTGTCCAGTTGCAGTCTTGCGCGGCGACGTTGTGCGCGATGGCCAGTGCCTGCGTTTCCGTGATGAGCGCTGCGCCGATGGCTTCGCATGCGGCCTTGGCATCTGCAAACTTGATGCTCGTCCAGGGCGTGCCTTCGGCAGTAACTTCGGCTTTACCGTCTACGCCTTTGCTGCAAAGGAATTGGCCGACCTGGAAGGTGGGCTCGACGTGGCCGTTCGGTAGGGTTGTTTCGGGTACGGTGATAAATTTCATTACTTGGCTCCTTTCTTGGTGCTGGTCTTTTTGGTGGGCTTGGTCTCGATCGCTTCTTGCTCAACTGCTGCTGCATCGATTCCAACAGCCTTGGCGGCTTGCAGCATGCGCACAGGCTCAGTATCGAGATTCCGTGACGGCACTGAGCGCTCGCTGATCAGGATGCAATCGAGCATGAACAGGAAGAGCTGCTGTGCGCTCAATGAGTCGATGAAACGCGCTCCCTCATCATCCGGCTCTGCGTCTTCGTCGATTTGGAAGTCCGGCAAATGGTGCTGGAATAGCTCAATGGCTTCGTCGAGGCTGGCGGAGCAGTTGGTGAATACCTCATTGGCGAGAACGCGATACAGGCCTTCGGCTACGATTCCTTGTGCAAAGTCGGCTGCGATCTTTTGGCGCACTACTTCGAACAGACGCTTGCGGAAGGCGTTTTTCTGGGTGGCTTCAGCTTCTTCTGCGGCCTTTTCGGCAGCGCGTTTTTTTTCTTGCTCAGCGTATGCCTTTTGGTTGGATTGGCTTTGCTTGGGTTCTTGTTCTTCGGCCAATTGAAAGCCTGCCTTGGTCAATGCTGCCATCGCCACCTTGGTATCGATAGCGACAAGCACTTCTTCCTGGAACGGGTTCTCGATGATGGTCTTATGCAGGGCCTTTTTTCCGCTGAGCAGGCCGTGTGCATTTAGCATGTCTTCCCAGGTTCGCTCTTCGGCATCGTCGGGGATCTCGTCACTCAGCAGCGCCAGATTCGAATTGCTGAGTTCTTGTTCGATCATGTATGGGTAGCGAATCAGTTTCTTCGCCTCTTCCTTGCGGATCACTACGTCGCCGTTTGTTTCGGCTGATTTGATCGCAAAGGCGATGTGCGCAGTCTTCTTCTCGGCAAAACATGCGGTATCTGTGCAGATGTCTTTACTTGATACGTCGTCAAAAAGCTCTGGTTGGTTGCCGGTGCGCTTGAGACATTCTGTGCATGCGCCAGCGCTTTCCAGAAGACTGGCATCTTTGATTTCGAATGGGGCGGTCGCGAGATCCAGCATGAAGCGGCGCTGTATCCAATCTTTTGCCTGACGGAAAGACATATCGTCTTCGACGATTCTGGTCAGCGCTTCGAGTTGCAGTTTGTGCGTAGGGATTCGCGCAATGATCTGGCCGGTGGAATTCTCCAGCGAGCCATCAAAGAAAGCGTCGCGCGCTTCCTGGCACAGATCAAGCAGCTTGAGGCGTCCATACACATAGCCTCGGCTCTTTCCGACTTCGGCGGCGATAGTGTCGGCTGTATATTTATTGCCGTTTTCATCCATCTGCTGCATCAGGTTCTCGTAGCCCTCGGCTTCTTCAATCGGGTGCAGATCGTCGCGCTGCAAGTTCTCAATCACCTGGGCGTGTAGCACCTGCAGGTCGGTGAGGTTGCGGATGAAGCACGGTACTTCTGTAAGCCCTGCGAGCTTGGATGCGCGATAGCGGCGCTCACCGGCAATGACTTCGTAATTGCCTTTGTTTTCAACAGCGCCGAAGCCGTCTCCTTGGAGTGCAACGCGCACCAGGATCGGCTGCAACACGCCTTGCGTCTTGATCGATGCGGCAAGCTCTTCCAGCTTCACCTGGTTAAATCGCTTGCGCGGATTGGTGGGGGATGGGAATAGCAGATCCAGCGCGATGTTCTGCTGGAGGACTGCTGCGGGTGCAGGTGCGTTCATGGTTTCTCCTTGTGGTGGGTTATTTGCTGCGTTTGAGAATGCGATGCAGACGCGGGTGCGCCTACATTGATGCGGTGATTCCGAACGGACCGCCCAGCAAGAAGGCGGCGATCTCTGTCACGCTTGCGTTGGGTGCTAGTTTGAATAGAACCATCTGGCCCGCTCCGATGAATAAGCTGGTGAAAGCGGCGGCGATGTAATGGCCGTTATTCACATTGAGCGACTGCGCGCCCAGCGCAAAGACGAGCACGAATGTGCTGGCGAAGAGGATGAGTTCGGTCATAGCAGGCACAAAATCACCAGCGCCAGCAATGCCAAGCCGCCGAGAAAATACGGAAATGGTGTAGGCGATATCATGCTGATACCCCTGTTGGAATACCCAGTGCCCTAGACAGGCGCAGCGCTGCCGCATTCATTTGGCGCTGCTTCTCAATTACGGCGTGTTGGAATTCCTTTTGTGTTCTTCTTTCCTTTGGTTCAACGCCCGGTTCTCCAAGTCTGTAAACATTGAACGGTGACCCGCCGTGTTTGCCGGTGAACCTGCCGTGATGCACGATGCATTCATCGCGCGCCAACATCGAGAGTGCGCTTTTTACCTGGTTGCGATCTGCCTCGTATTGTTCGCCAAGATCGGCAACATCAAGCAGGCTGAAAACCTTGTCCTGAAAGTGTTCTCGCAGGTGTTTCAAGAGTCCCGCTTTAATCGGGTTGTAGTCGTATGCCATGTTGGTGTCCTTTTGATCTTTAATTCGCCCGTGCTGCGCGCCACGCCATAGGGATGGCCTCGAAGCGACCGAACCCGATAGACCGGTAGTAGCGGAACTTGCCAATGAGCCGTGCAAGGCGAGTGATAGATGCCGGGTTGCGGCGCGGTACGAGCAGGCGCGAATTCATGCGGCTTTCCTTTCGAGGGGTTTGCAGAAGATGGAGACCGGCGCACCAGTAAAGGCCGCAGTATTCAATCCGGTGCGCGTTGCCTCGAACGTGCTGCAAGCGGCGATCTTGCGTTCGATGCGCTTTTTTCCCTGGATCATCACGAAGCAATACATTTGAGGGGTCATTGCAGCGCCTCGTTGTATTGGCCGACAAGGCGGCGTGCCTGTTCGATGTCGTCTTCGAAGGATGGATAGAGTGCTGCGCTGGCCGCATATACGCGCATCAGGATTGAGGTCAACTCCTCACACTTTTCTTCATCCAGCCCGCATTCTTTCTTGATCCAGTCCAGCTCAATCGCACAGTCGAGCGCGGCCTTGTTGAGCGTGGCGATCTGCTGCTCGCGGCATTCGCATGCCTGGTGATGTGTGGTGCAACCCCCTGTGGATACGTCTGCACTTTTTGAAGCGTCCATCGTTGTGTCTCCCTAAGCTGCCTGCAAGACCGGCGCAGGTATGCCGTGCTGCTGTTGTTTCTTGCGTTCTGCCAGCGCTTGGATGGTCAGCGACTTGTAAAGCAGCGGGCACATCAGTGCCTTGGTGAAGCTGATGCCGGAATAGCGCAGTCGCGCCGCGCGATAAGCGCGCCATAGCTCGTCTGAAGTCGGCGGTTCAACTGGGTGTGTCATGCGATTGCTTCGTTCCAGGCGGCATGCGAAAGGCGAATCAGGCGGTCGCTGCGTTGTAGTGCTATGCGAGCGGGAAGGCCTTGGCGGATGCGTTTGGCGGCGTGCGCTGTAGCGCGTGCAGCAACGGAGATAAGCCGCTTTGCGTGCCAGATTTGCTGTTGTTTTGGGTCCATCGCCGTCTCCGTTTGGGTGGGTACGGTGCGTACATTACCAAACGGTAAATGCGTATGTCAATACCAAATGGTAAAGATTAATGCTTAAGGGGGAGGGTAGGGCGAAAAAAAAGCCGCAAGCGTATGCCTGCGGCTTGGTTGGAGGTTATGTGGCTATAGGTGTTTGACCCAATGCTCTTCGCTAATAATCAGGACCGGGCTTCCTTTGTTCTGGTATTCGACGGCTTTTTCAATCTTGCGGCCGTAGCTAGTGTTAGCCCAGTCTTCGTTGATCATCGTACCAATGACCAAATATTCGAGGTTTTTACGTACACCGTCGAAGGCCGTGCCGCCGCGCTGCATAATGGCTCGCTCGCAAGCTGCGCGGGTACCGTACAGAAAATTGCCGGTGAAACAGAATGCGTTGTCGTTGAAAATGACAGGGGTTGCAAGGTCATCATTAAGCGGCATTCGGGTTGATAGCCCGCTGATTGCGCCAGTCTGCTGCAGGGTGCCGCCTATCAATTCCTCGATAGTTTGTTTGAGGTAAACAAGTTCGTCTTGAGTGACGATACCGTCGGAAAGAACTTCATTGATACGTTTGGCAAGAATTTCGCCAGGCCAAACGGTGGAAATATCCTGATTGTCCAGAAGCCATAGATTTAGGAATTTGACTTCGCGTTCGTTCAATGTGTCATCGGCGATGATTCCGGTGCAGATGCCCAGCAATGCCTCGCACGACTTGCGCAGATGATGCGCGTGACTGGACATGACCCTTCCAATACTCATATAAATTCCCCTTCAAAAATAAAGGAATAATTGTGTATATAGGCCATTTGGCATATATGGCCCCCTTTCCTCCTGTGTCAGGATTTGCGTCCCGAATTTTCCCCCTTTGATCTCAGCGCCTATTGGGCGTGAGAGAGGGGTGTTCATCATTTTTTCACAGCGTTGTATAGCGCCCGCGCTTGCTCAAGTACTAGCCGCTGCATGTTCTCGGGCAGCTGATGATAGATGTCTTCCAGCTCAACTTTAACGGCGTCGGTATCTTCTCCGATTGGGGAATCTAGATAGCCGGAAGGGAGCCCGACGATCTGCTCGATCTTCCTGGCCTTCTTTTCTCCAAACGATTTATTGCGCAGTAGTCCGGACAGCTCTCCTTGGTTGATTTCGGTTTTGGTCGCAAACGCGGCCTGTGATCCGCCAAACTTGATGTTGATCAGGTGCTGCAGCTTGAGTCTTCTATTGGCAACGATATCCATCTTGCGATTCTCCCACGGATTACCTTTAAGTAAATTCACCAAATGGTATTGATTTAATATTTACCGTTTGGTAATGTGCGCAGCATGGACAAATTGCTCGCATTCATAAAACCACTCAGCCCCGAAGACAGAAGGGCGTTTTTTACCCGATGCGGGACCACTGAGGGGTACGCAAGAAAGGCGGCCAGCCAAGGAAAATTTCTTGGTCCGGCGATCTGTGTGGCGATCGAGCGGGAATCTAGTCTGAAAGTATTGCGCCAGGATCTGCGTGATGACTGGCCATCGATATGGCCTGAGTTGATTCGGGAGGCCGCGTAATGCGCGCCTCAACCATCTTCCGTCTCTCCCTGAGCGAAGTCCGCACGTCTGTGCGGTTGCTGCCGTCCGGTTCGCGCCGGGCGGCATTTTTTTGGAGGGTTTGTTCTGGTTTGAAAATGCAATACCGACGCAAGGCGGATGTGGTGATCGAATCGAAAGCTGATGAGTTGCTTGCGCTGTTAGCGGAGCGTAATGCGCTATTCCGGTTGCTGCCTGAGGAAATGTTCGTCCATTTCCGTGATCGCGCCAAATATTTGACGGCGAATGGTCTCGTTTACGTCGAGAGGGTAGTCGCAACTCCCGCACCGAATCACATCGTGACTGAATTTCAGCCGACTGATGAAATACGAAGTTTTCTTGTTGCACTTCGGGCACGCGATTTCGATGCTGTCCGTTTTTGAGGTCATGGGCATTCCTTTTGTGATTGGTGGTTGTGTGAGAGCTGCACTTTATCACGGCTGTGGATGCCCAACTTTTTGCGGGTTGCATGTGAATTAGATTTTTCATGGTTACAGTTTAAGTACGCATTGCGTACTGCGTAACCACAGGTAAAAGGGGAAAGTTGTGGCAACAAGACAGGATTATCTGAAGATGATCCGTGCCTTTCCGGGCGGATGGGATGCGATTTCAGCGGCATGTGGATTATCGAAGGACGCGCTGGAGAATCGAATATATGAGCGCAAGGGGCAGACGATAACGGTCGAGCTGGCCGAGCTGATGCAGAAGCTTTCCAGCACCACCTTCTTCGCGGAAGGTGTCGCCCGTGATGCGGGTGGCGTGTTTATGAAGCTGCCGGAAGTGCGCGACATTGGCAATGAAGAGTTGCTTTCTGAATTCAATTTGCTGTACTCGGAGCTGGGCGAGTTGTCGTCAAAATTCCGCGTGTACGTGGTTGATAATGAGATCACCAGTACCGAGCGTGCCGATCTTGATGCGGTAGCGCAAGACATTCACCGCACGGTGGAAGAGCTTCTGGCGCTGGCGTATCGGGTTTATTGCAAGCCGGTTCAATCATGAGACTACTCCTCCCTCTGAGTGGCCTTCCGCAGCAACCAGCGCGCAAGCGTTGCCATAGCGTAAGCATTGGCCGGATGGTTGTTTCTTATTCCGGGGCTGATGTATGAAGCAGCCCCAATCTTTTCCACTTCCTTATCCGTTTCCTGATGGCCGCGTCTGGGCCGCGATCCGTGCTGGCGTGGTGATGAACATGGTGTACATGGATCATCTACCGGACGATCTGGAGTTCTCTGTGTTCCGTCAGCAGTCTCGCGCCACGCTGGCTAAAGAGGGTGAGGTGTGGTCGGGTGAAGTAAGCGGGGGAAGGTTTGTTTCCAAGTACGAGTCGAGCGATCACAGAAGGAAGCCATGCTTGACTACAGACTGAATCCGCATCTGCCATTTACTGATACCGGTATTTGTTCGATTTGTGGCAAGCCACGCTCTCCAAAAGGGCACAGGGCTTGCAGCAAGAAACGGCAGGCCCTGCATGCAGACGCAAACAAGAAGCGTGAGGTGCGGGCGTGAGCATCGATGCGCTGAATTGGGCGTTCAATATCAATCTGCCAAGCTCCGGGCAGAAGCTCGTGCTGCTCACCCTGGCGAACTATGCTGATGATCGTGGTGAGGCCTATCCTAGCCAAAAAGAACTAGCTCGCAAGACTTGTTTAAGCGAGCGGGCGATCAGGGATAACTTGGTCCGCCTGGAAGAGCTGGAGGTGATTAAGCGTATTCCGCGCGTTCGGCAGGATGGAAGTTATACAACCGATCTTTTTCAGCTAAATGTCGGCTTGGTAATCAAAATCGACCCTGTGGATAACTCGTCTCAGCCAGCGGCAGATTCTGCCGGTACCACCGGCAGTTTTTGCCAAACCCAGCGGCAGATTCTTCCAAACCCAGCGGCAGATTCTGCCGGACATGAACCATCACTAAATACAACCATCACTAAAAGCAACCATCAAAGCGCGCGAGACGTGCTGATCGGTCTGGGGATAACTCCGGAAGTTGCCGGCGACTGGGTTGAGCTTCGAAAGAAACTCAAGGCACCGATCACGGGAACGGTGCTAAAGGAATTTCAGCTGGAAGCGGAAAAGGCTGGCTACACGCTGGAACAGGTTTTTCGTACGTGCTGCAAAAACGGCTGGCGAGGATTCGAGGCTGGGTGGGTGAAGGATCGTGGTGGTGGAAGTGTGCAGACGTCTGGACCGCCTTGGTGGTCAAGCGATTCGCTGATTCTGGCGAAGGGAAGCGAGCTTGGCTTGTCCGCTAGACCCGGCGAGTCGATGGGTGAATTTAAGGGCCGCATCAATGCAAAGATCTCTTTGTCTACAGGAAACGGAGAGGCCCAAAGCGCAGCAGGTTGAGGCTGCTGCCGAGGTGGTCACGGATTGTGAGTTGTGCGTGGTTGATTCTCCGGTGTACGAAATGGATCGTGTTTGCTGCTGTGTTCGCTACCTGATGCATGAGACGAGGCTTGAGGTGAGGCGGGCATGGCTGGACTGGACGAAGAAGAAAAACCGCGCATTGGGCGATAAAGTCGAAAAGGAAGTGAGCGCCAGATGGTCGATGAAAAAGAAAAAATAAACGTGCTGCCGTCGCGGTTCTATGGCGATCCGGCTGACTGTGTGGATGAGATGAGAAAGTTGTCCGAGTTCGCCAAGAAGCAAGCGATTCGTGACCGGCGGTACAAGAGCATGCGCATTCAGGCATCGGTGAAGAAGGCGATAGAGGGTAGACGATGAGAGGGGAAGCGATGACAACGATTTATGTTCCAAGCGGCTTGATCAGTGTGCCGACAGAGGCTGTTGAGCGTGTAGAGAATTGGGCGATCTGGGTTCGTCCAAGATTGGGCCTTGATTCGCATGAGCGTTGTGCTAGTGCGGAAGGTCGTTATGAGTCTAGCGGAGGTGGCTCTGTGAGCAGATGTGATCTGCAGGCTGTTCTGGCTGTTGAACGCATTGTCAGCATGAAATTGACGCGCACTTATCGTGAACTCATTCGTCGTCATTTTGTGTTTAAGCATGATGCTCGGGCAATAACCGTACATCTAAGTATCCATCGGTCTCAGTATGGATTGGAACTAAAGCGCGCAGTGTTGATGGTTAAAAATAACTTGACGCAGTTTTAAATGTCTGGATTAATGCGCTCCACATTCAGAGCACGATTCGCTTCAATCTCCTTGCGGGGGGATAGTTGACTCAGTAAGAAACATATCAAGCCACCCAAGAAATTGCGGTGGCTTTTTTCATGCCTTCGATAGCGCCTAAGCCATGCAGACAATCAGCATGCAGTGCACTCGTGCGTGATGGAAGTGGTTACTGTGCTGCTCATAAGCGGGTTGTGCAGAAAGAAGTAGAGTCACGGCGGCAGTCATCAACAAAGCGAGGCTATGGGTACAAGTGGCAGATGGCGCGTGAGGGTTACCTTCGCAGCCATCCACTCTGTGCTAACCATGAGAAGCAGGGCCAACTGGTCAGGGCTACAGTAGTCGACCACAAGGTTCCGCATAAGCTAGACGATGCGATGAATAGCGGAGATGCAGCGCAGATAACCAGGGCGCAGTCGCTCTTCTGGGATCACGACAACTGGCAGCCGTTATGCAAGACGTGCCACGACGAGAAGACAGCGCGCGAAGATGGAGCATTCGGCAACCGCATAGCGCTGTAGGGTAGGGGGCATCAAAAGTCCACACCCTTCACCCTCTAGACCGAGCGCTTCATGACATTTCGCGTGAATGTGATTTTCGGATAGGGGGGGGGTTAAAGATCAAGGGTAGTTAAACAGCACAAACAAAACCATGAACAACTTGCATGCACTGC